GTCTGGGATGTGATTGTGCACGCTCTCTTCAGTGGGGTCTTTCGCTTTGATGCCCTCCTCCGGGTCTGCGAATAGGTCTTCTTCCAAACGCTCTCGCAATCGGCCATTGCCGCCTACCCCCTTGTTCTCGTAACTGGTGAAGGGTTTGAGCACTCGCCACGTATCACCCAAGAAGCCCTGCTTGCGATACAATCGCCCTTCCTTGTCTGCTTGGATTCGTGCTTTGCGGGCTCGCTCGAGTTTCTCTTGCCTGTTCCTTATCCGCTCTATGTGCCTGACAGAGGCACCGCTGACTCCAGCGTCTTTGAGCAGGAGATGGGCATTCGTTATGATGGGGTCTGCCTCTGGCACGATGTCGTGATTGTGGAGATTGAGTATGGATAGGTACAACTCAGCAGCATCTTCGACGTCGTTGCTCTTGACGAAGTTCCCTCGCGCTCTTAGATAGAACTGGTAGGGGCCTTCTTCATACACACAGTCACCAGCCTCACATCATAGGTGGGCCGCCACCGCCGCCCATTGGGGGCATGCCGGGCGGACCGCCGCCTCCCGGAGGTCCTCCACCACCCATTGGTGGCTTAGGCATTGGGAGTTTGGGCTTGCTGTCTCCTGACTTGTCTGCTAGTTCGTCGACTAGTGACTTGATTTTCTCTGCGAGGTCATCTGAATCGCCATCGTCATCCATGTCCATCTTAGGAGGGCCACCCGGACCATCGTCCATGTCAGGCCCATCGGGACCTCCCGGCTTTGGCTTGAGCATGTCCATGAGATTGGCCTTCATGACGTCGCTGTGCGCTTTGTCACACTGTGCCTTTTGCTTGGCTGAGCACTCAGAGTACTTCTTGCCGAACTTATTCATGCAATACTTGTCTTTGTCACCCATATCGCCCTTCTTGACCTTCTTGCCTTTCTTCTTGTTTTTCAAGGCACTCCTCATGGGCTCCTTCCTGTCACCGTCACCATCCATGTCTAGGAAGTCTGGCTTCTGAGCCTTGCGAATACCACCAGCGGTGTTCTCGTGCACTGACAGAGTAGAGCCAGTTTGATGTGGGTTGGCGTCTAGCATCGATACATCTTGAGGGCCGACGTTCTTCTTAGACACAGTCTCTATGTTCTCTTCTGGCTGCATTTGATTAGTCCAGTAGTGAGTCATTGGAGCCTCTTCAACACCAGTGATGTTTCTTATTTGAGAGTCGTCTCTGAGAGATGCGATTTTTATCAGCATCTCCTCCATACTGTGTGCTTTCTCTAGCAATTCGTCAACATCGGGAGCGTTCTCCCCTGCATTAACTCTCATTGGTTTCATACGTCCACCGGCCTTCCTTCTACTTGCGCGGCCTGTTCGGCCATCGCGTGAATGTCATCCCAACCCATTTCGTGCCACTGGGCATTATCTTCGGGCATGTTATTGACCATCACACCGTCTATGGCTATGGCGGCCTTCTCGATTACCTCGTCTCTGTCTCCTCGGAGGGGGTCTCCCCAGACGTCGCTAGTAGCGGGTGTCACTGCCTTAACGAAACCAGCCTGCTTCAGAAGTGCCTCTGGGTTACTCACCATTCCCTTGAGGATGGTGTTCTGCTCTTTGAGGGTGTCTATGTCACTGTCCATGCGCTCCATCTTAGTGATGAGCACGTCTACGAGAGCAGTGACCTCTTCTGACATTAGTCAACCCTCTGTCCGAAACCGTGTTGGGGGCGCCAATTTGACATGATGCCATCAGGGCCGATGTAACCCGCTGGCCTATCACCCTTGATGATTGAGCCTTGGTCCTTGAATTCCATGACTGGGACTCCACCTGCGTAGATATCATTTACTCCAATGGCCTTGTTAGCCTCGGTTTCTGACTTGTAGATGGAGGTGACGTCCTCAGAGAGGTAGTCACTGGTCTGGGCAATCGACCTGAGGAACTGCTGAGCAGCCACCAAGTCGTTGTTTTCTAGCGCGCTCTTGAATTCTCCGATGGAGGTTTCGAGTTTCCTAACCATCGGGTCGAGTTTGACAATCGTGTCCGACATGACTCCTCGCATCGCCTATCGCCTCATTAAACTATTGTTGGAAACTGTTGTGGTCTTTTTGGTTGCCGAGAGGGTCATTAGCAGTCTCAGCGGCATCCTGCACTGATTGTAACGCTTGCTCCAAAGGAGACTTTTTCTTACCTCTCTGGTTTTTGGTCCTCTTAGGTGACCCTGATTGGTGAGTGTCCGAACTGACTGGTGCCGGACCTCTGTCTCGCTGGCCAGTGCCTTCTCCTAGACCCATGGCTTTGGCTATACCGGGCGGGGGTGCTTGACCGCCGGGAGGCATGCCACCGGGCGGAGGTTGTGGTCCACCGGGCTGCGGTCCTCCGGGTGGCGCTCCACCGGGGGGTGGTCCACCGGGTGCCGCTCCTCCCGGTTGAGGGACTCCAGCAGGTGGTGGGCCGGGATTCGGTTGAGCCTGCTGTGCTTGCATCGCAGCCTCCTCTGGAGAAGGCACTCTATACACGAATCTGATGTCTCGGCCAGCGTCTTCAGTCAACTCAGGCTGGAAGCCGAGGGCCTGCATTCTCTGAGCGATGTTGACTTCCATCTCGTCTCGTCGGAGACGCGTGACATCATCCTCCTCCTCATTCGGCCTGAGCGTCAACTCCCAGTCAGTGGTGCCCATCTCTGATAACAATCTCGGGAACAACTCACGAGAATACAGTTTCTGGCCATACTCCACTGCTCTGTTTGTGACGAGTATCTGCAAGCCCTCGTTATTGAGGCCTCCACCCTTCCCCGTATCCATCATGAAGACGTTGGAAACTCCGTAGAAAGCCGCTATCCTCATGCGCAACTCATCGCGCACAGCGCCGTACTGCATCTCATCGAGAGAGTCCATGAAACGGACGAATTCCACACGTCCTCTACCTGTGGCAGATTCTATACCAACCTTGGGTATGTAGTTGGGGTCACGCTCCATCTTCTCCTCAGCGCCCTTCCAAAAGGAAGCAGTGGATTGGATGTTGTCTGTCGTGATAGCGAGGACGCCTCTGGGTATCCTCCTCTTCTGGTAAGCGAGGTACATGTAGTTGTCCATGGCGGATAGCGTCATTGCTTGACGCCACATAGTAGCGACAGGACTCCTACCGTAGAGTTTCGTTGGGTTGAATTTGGATATGTGAAGTATCTCACCGTCTATGTAGTACTGGGTCTTACCAGAACCTGCAGTGTTGATATGGTGCACGTCTTGCAGTTCTAAGCCACAGGTCTCACATTCCTTGTGGTCTCCAGTGAGTGGGTAGGTGCGGTCTCTATGAACTGGGCAGATGAGATACCGACCTCCTCTGACACCTCTCTTGTCTGATACGATGCGAATGAAGGTGGGGTCACCCCTGAGTACCTCTTTAATGCGGAAGAACTGTATCTTGCCACTGTCTGGGTCCATGTAATACTCCTTGATGAGAACTAGGAATGCGTCATCCACGACATTCAAGTCCCATTCAATCTCCCTCAGTACGTCAGTGAATGACTGGTCCATCGAATTGCGCTGCTCAGTCAGCCATCTGGGGTATATGACTTGGTCTGGGTCTGGGCTCTTCATCTCCTTGCTGTTGCAGAAGTGACATTCCTCGACGTCATGCTGGTATTCCTCAGAGCACGTCATGCACTTCTTGTGGAACTTCTTCTTCCAATAGTGACCACGTCGGAATATCTCTTGCGATAGCGTATTTAAAGTGGTTCGTAGAATCACGCTCTCCTGCACAGTGGCGTAGAGTGCAGGTATGCTGACGCCTTGTACTAGCACGGGCTCCTGTATCCCTGCTTTCCACAGGGGCATGATAGGCTCAGGAGTGGTCTTTCGACGGAAGCGGTCGGTGAGGCCGCTCATCAACCTCCCTAGTGGTCCTTTCTTGTCATCCGCCATCAGACATCACCAACTAACGTGCTCGCTTCGTCAACTAATTTAATCATCTCAGGGTCCTCTTGGGCCCACGAGGCGACCTCTTGTTCATCAACATTCCACTCATTTAGAAGGTCTTCCGCCTTTACATCGCGCCAGTTCTCCCACTTCACCACGCGATACAAGTCGTCACGGCGTTGCTTGACCAAGTCACTGCTGCGCCCTCTGAGGTCTAGCAACTCAAGCACGCAATCTGCTTGCTTCTTCTTCAACTGGAGGAAGGGACGTGTGTTCTTGAGCAGTCTCTGCAAGTCGTCCTTGCTGTAGAACTGCAAGCGGTGCTGACTGCGCTTGCTGTTCTTGTGCAATTTCAGGTCTAATTGAAGCACTCCGCACCCGAGTGTCTTGTGGAGTTGCTCGCAATGCAATCGCCCTCTGTCTCCAGTGGCGATTATGCCAGCCCTACCCTCTCCTCTCTTCGTGATGGTGATATAGCCATCAGCGTCTAGGAAGCCAGCGGTGTACGCCCATGGGTCCTTCAGAATCAGGTAGTCGTTCACGGTAGCCTTCTCCCAACGAGAGGTGTTCTTGACGATGTCGAAGTCGTCTCCGTGCATCTTCAGCAAGGCGCCTAGCCTCTGAGTGGTCAGGCCAGTGTTCCGTGCATCGTGCTGGTGGATGTGATGGAGTATGGTCCGAGAGTCCATGGCGCCGAACTCGCCTAGCACATCAGATGCCGATTCAAGCCAGACTACCTCTTTCTTGGTGAGGCTGTCTGATTGATGCAGGGTATTGCGCCACATCTTCTTCGACTCGTCTCTCTTCGCTAACGCCTCTACCCATAGAGAAGCCTGCTCTTCGGAGAAGTCCCCTGTGACCTGACTGAGTTTGCTAATGACGTCGTTGGCATTCTCCCACTGGAGGCAAGCCTGCTTCAACGACACCTCACGAGCGATAGCATGTTTCCTAAGAGCCTTGAGGTTGCGCTCCGAGAGGCCTAGTTGCTTCATGGTGTTCTGATGCTCATGTGACCACGGGATAGAGTTCAACAGGCTGTCCACCTCCATTTTCTTCATGCCCCTAATCAAATCTATAGCATCGTCTATCTCCTCTCTGTGCTGCTTGTGCAATCTTCTCTTCTTGCGCAGTTCTTTGACCATCTGATTGGCGTCCTTGTCGAAGCGAGACGTGAACCAACCAGCAGTGTCGAATTGCACGGGACTCAGTTGGGCAGGCTCGCTTTCAAGCGAATCAGGACGCTCGAGCGATTCGTAGTGCTTTAGTATGGGGTTGGTGGACAGTTGCTTCTCCACCCATATCTTGTCTATGTCTAACTCGTTTGTAGCAAAGTCAAAGTCATCACCGAGTAAATCACTGCCCCAACTCACTTCAAGCACCTCTACATACAGGGCAAGGCTCTGACTCATCCTCCGCCCCTACTTCTCCCGTACCTTTGCAAGCAGGGCAATTGTCGTCGCCTTTGATACCTAACCAATCCATCATCTCCTTGTTCTCTGCTGGGGACAACTCCTCTCTGAAATCAGGCATCGGCTCTCCACGACAATGATGCATGTCATACCCAGTCTGGCTCAGGAATCTCCTCTTGCACTTGTCGCACTGAATGCCTGTCCTGAGCCGGGCTAAGTCTTTTGGGCTCAAATCAGAGGCGTCGGGGGTTTCTTCACCTTTCAACACAGCCCACCAATTCAATCTATCAACCCCGACATCAACGCGTCCAAGTCTATGATTCTCTCACGGAACTCGGTGGTGGCCCAATTACCTAGAGCAAGAGCGATGGCGAAGTCATCGTGACGAGCAATGCTGTCCAATTTCCCTTCCTTGCTCATTCCAAACATGATTAGTTCGTGCTCCAATTGGCTGACGATGTCGCGTGACCTCTCGTCTCCCCATGGTAAGCGAATCTGCTCTCGCTCGAAGCGAAGCACCAGACCCATAAGAAGGCTCTCTCTTCTCTGCTTGGTACTGATGAAAGTCTTGATGGGCAGGTCTGTGTCAGCCCTGAGTTCAGTAGCGAAGACACGTTGGAAGTGGTTGGCCTCTAGTTCTATGACCTCAGGGCGGAACTTGCTGTTCAAACGCTGTATCTCGATTATCTGCGTCCTGAAGTCCATGCCCTTCTTGCGCACCACGTGCACCAGTTCCAGAGTCTCGGGAGCGTCTGCTGGTCTACGTAACACGAGCATGACAGTGTAGTCAGCCTGCCTGTCTGAGGATATGGCAGGGTCCCAGCCTATGAAATACTGGCTGTCATCGTCACGGTCACGCCTGTCCATCAGCACGAGGTTCGGCTCCTTGCACGCGTTGACCACGGTAGAGGGGAACAGGCTGGACATGTCGTCCATGGGTTCGCAGAGATACTCACGGGTGAAGGCGATGGCAGGCATATCCATCCGCCTAGCGTCTAATGCTTCCAAGGACCACCTCCACGGCCATAGCGGCTCGCCCTTCGCATTGATTGCAGGATAGGTCTCGACTAGATACCCATCTCTCCTCTCTAATTCGGTATAGAGGTCAGTAGGAGTGAACGGCGTGCCCACTATGCACAGTTGGGAGGTGTGGTGAAGCGTAGGTACGAGGACCTCGTAGAACCAAGAGGCGACACGTTGCAGTTCGGTGTCCGTAGTACCCCAGAGTATGTCGTCTAGCAGAATCAAATCGGGGTGAGCACCTCTGACACCACCACCGACTGACTTGGCGTTGATTCTCGAACCGTTGGTGAATCCAAAGAACGTCTTGGACCAAGCGTCCTTGTCCTTCATCTTCGCTAGCATGGGACTAGACTCAATCAGGTCATTGAGGCCTCTCATGTGCCTGATGGACTGGTCGAGGCTGTGGCTGAAAATCATCGTATCCAAACGTGGCGTGAATATGACCTTCCATAGCAAATAGCCAAGGAACAAAGTAGATTTGCCGTGGTCTCGAGATGCTTTCACGCAATATCTGTTGTGGGTGTTGAGGTTGTGGAACCACTGGGCGTGATGGTCGGCCAACTGCCAACCGAGTATCTCCTCGAAAAAGAACTTGAAGTCCTTCTTCGCCATCTCCCAGTCTATGTCTTCTATGACTTGTGGGACTTCGTTCGACACACTCACCACTCCTCCTTGAAGAAGGTATCAAACGCCCTGTCCAGAGGGTCATCGCTCTTTCCTAATTGCGATTCGTTTTGTATCATTTGCTTGTAGTATTCTTTCACCTCGTCGATACGCTTGCGTGCTGCAATCATTCCCTCCCTTAGCGTCTTGTTTCGCTGTTCATCAGATATGTTATCAGGCAGGGAGGTCGCCGCATCCAGCATAGGCTCTTGTAGATAATTGATGAGAGAAGTAGCGTCTGAAGCCGATACTGCTTGAAACAGAGGGTCTTCCAATACATTCTCACCCGTAGGTGTGTCGAGAACCTCCGCGAAATTCTCACCTAGGGAGTCTCTGATTGCCGCGAAAGGCTCGTTAGCAGCCATTTCCAAGGGCGTGCCTCTCCCTTCTCTCCGGTCGATGATTTCTTGTACGTTCCCAGCGAGTTGAGGCGTTGTCTCTTCACTCGTTAGTCTTGGGTTGTCCATATCGAAAGCGTCAGTCTCCTCGGTAGTGTCCGGTGGAGCAGCAGCAGGTTCTTCGTTTGCGGCACTTGACCTAACTCGAGTTCGTGGCTTCTTCTTCTTATCGAAGCCTTGCGCTTTTCGCTGTGCGAGGAAAGCGTCTCTCCCGACTCCGTGGACGTTTGGGAGCAAGTCATACAGAGCCGCTTCAGAGGGCCTCACCGCGTATGACTCCGCTCCCTCCTCATCGGGGAACTCAGCCATCGTCTCCTGTGGCCCTTCCAAGGGGTCGTACTCCCACACTGCAGGGTCTCGCTCATTGGCGCCCCCTATCTGGGCTATGGAATCCAAGAAACTACCACGCCCGGAGAAGGGCTTGATTCGACCTGTGCCTTTCGTCACTTGGGAAGCGATGGTAGCATCATCGACTCCCATGCTCTTCAGGTAATTGATGTACTTCGCCACTTCCTCGTTGTACCTCTTCTCGGTCTCCTTGAAGTCTATCTCCCCATCATCGGTCATGCTGAATATCCCCCCGGTATCGGGGTCTCTCATTCCTTCCAGCATGTTCGCTGTATGACTTCTCATCAGGCCTTTGTATTTTGGGGAGAATGGAGGGTCTACGTACTTCTCTCCCGTAGCGGGGTCTATTAGTTGGTCTCTGCGCAATTGCCCTCCTATGTTACCTGTGTGTCCTAATCTAGACAGCATTTGCCTTCTCTTCGCCGTTCTATTCATGCCCATCGGGTAGTTGTATATTCTAGGAGGCGCTGCGCCTTGCCTCATGTCCATCGCAGACCTGCCTGCGACGTAGTCTTCGTCACCTTCCTCACCCACACCGGCTATGGCAGGGAAGGCACGATGCCCGTAGTCATAGCCCTCCACTTCAGGAGGTTGTGCTTCTGCGGCAGGAGGTTGTGCTTCTGCGGCAGGAGGTTGT